TAATTTTACCGACACTACCATCACTGAAACAGTTGTTCTCTCTGAACCGCTAAGCGGAAACACTATCGCGTCTCTACAGGTTGTATATCCTTTTACGGAAGCTGATTTTGTTCGATTGGATAGTCAGGGTAATGTGGTAAAAAACTGGGCTACCAGTTTTCTTTTAATAACTATTGGGTCTGCTATAACGCTCCTACAAAATCTATTGAGGGATGGCGTTGATCAAGCTAAAGAAATTGCTGTTGGTGATATTTGGGTACTTTCGGGGCTGGTTGTCATAACTGTCGTTTTATTTGTAATTGGAGCGTTTATGCCCAATGAGAAGAAGAAGCTGATCAGGCGAATTGGTAATCACTTCAAGGATTCGCCAAGTCACAATCACTTTTTGAGGGCAAGTAGATGATCACCAAGGAAAATCTCCCGCAAGGATATGTTCCGTATGAGAGGGTTAAGCTCTGCAGTAATCATCTTAGCGGCAGTACGTTTATACTCTCCGTCGATGAAGTTCTTCCTTTGCTTATCGGCAAGGGTAGTAAGCCTCAGATCTGGATGCAGGCTATTTCTGATGTTAAGAACAAAGCCTTTGTTCAGATTGTCGAATCATCTATTCCATTGTTTCCCGCTGTTCGAGTTACCACTGAATCAGGCATAGTGCTTGTATTTGTTAATGATCAAATCATCATGTCCATTCGATCAATATCAGATGATGAAATTGATATCTTCCAGTTGGATCTTAGACCTATCGGGTTAAACCTCGTAGGCGATGAGGACTCGCTTCGGGCAGGCGGCATGGAGTTCAGCCGCAGCACCTTTTCCGGGGTGGGCACATTTATGGGTTTCTCTCTATGACGCTTCTTTTTTGGGTGCGCCATCGTCACAGTTCCATAGTTCCTCAGCTTTTTGGCCAGCGTTGCAATCTGCAGAAGGCATCCATCGTCCATATACCCTCGCAATCATCGTCCAGTCGCTATGACCCATCTGCTTGGCGACCCACATAGGATGCTCTCCAGCTGAGAGCATCATGGATGCGTAAGTGTGTCTGGTCTGGTACGGGCGCCGATACCGCACACCAGCCTTTTTCATCGCTGGGTGCCACATGGTCTTGCGGATCGGCTGATCCCCGGCCCAGCGTTCAAGTGTCCGCGGGTTCTGGAAGACCTCGGCATCAGCTAAGAAGGTGTGCGCCTTCTGCGCTGTGAGCGCTTCAAGGGCAGGTCGCAGCAGCTTCACAGAGCGTCGTCCTGCCGCTGTTTTGGTTGTCTCGGCCGCCCCACCTGCAGCCTGGGTCATCGCCCGGCTTACCATCACCTCACCCCGTACCCAGTCCACATCGCCCCAGTCCAATGCCACCAGCTCGCTTGTACGCAGGCCTGTCCACAGCGCGAACTGAACCATGTTGCGCGCCTGGCCGGTCAACGCCGCCAGAATCGCCTGCTGTTCCTCAGGCGAGAACGGGTCCACATCGTCGTCCTTCGGCGGCGCTTCCTTCCTGGCGTATGTCCATCCGGCCAGTGGGTTGATATCCAGAAGGTCCTCGTCGACAGCGTCGTTAAGCGCAGAACGGAGGCAGCTTTGGATGTTGCTCAGTGTCTTGTTGCTCACCTGCAGGCCGTCCAGCCAGTCACGAACCGTCTTGCGCTTGAACTCGATGACTAGGTGGTGGCCGAGAGCAGGTACCAGCCTCAGCTCGACAATCTTCCTGTACCCCGCAAAGGTGCTGCTGGAGATGTGCTTCTGCTTCGCGGCCAGCCACCTGGTTAAAAATCCGCCTACGGTCTCCTGGCTTGTTTCCGGTGCGAACTTGGCCGCCCGGGGAGAGCCTGGGAACGTGACGGCATAGTCGAACGTTCCCTGAGCAATCGCGTGCTCGATCGCTGCCTTGTGCTGCTGGGCCTTCTTCAGATTAGTGGCGGTGGGCTTGAGCGCGACGCGCTCGCGGCACCGAACACCCCGGTACATGAACGTGATCTCGATGCTCGAGTCTGAGACTGCCCTGACCCCGCTCCCGCCTCTACCCATGATTCATATCCTTCCATGTCGATTAGCGTCCGGCCATCCGGCGCCTTTAGCCAAATTTCGCCAAGCCGCCAGATCCCGTCGCGGATCTTTGAGCGGATCGCGTCCTCGGTGTAGCCAGACTCACTGGCAAACTTTCTGACAGTCATGTAGCGCATTGCCTTACTCCACCTGGCGCGTCAGGTTTTGGTTGTCACGCTGATCTGTCACGTCAGGTCCTTTTTGCCGGCGGCAGGGCTGGTTTCGATTCGATAAACGTGCTGGCTGAGTTCTCGCCGCCAATGTGGCGGAAGTAGTCGATCTCAACCTTTGCGCTTTCAATCAGAACGCGGCTGATATCCGATACTGACTGGGCACGCTGAACCTCTTTGGCCAGACTGTCGTCGTCGGCTTCACGTACCGCTTCAAGCTGAGCGAAGAGGTGGTCGCGAAGGTCACTGAGCTTATTTTTCATTTCTGGTCTTCCTCTTGAGCTCTTTTTTCAGTTCGTTCTGCAGGTGAAGGATGTCTACGATCTCTTCCGGCAAACCTTTGTAGTGATGGTTGTTGCGCAGCTGATGCTCGGCACGTGTGCGCAGGCATAGGTTGGCCAAGTCCGTGTTCTGCACGTCGCCGTCTTTGGCTGCTACAACCATCCCCTCTGGAACTGGTCCGTTGGCTTGCTCCCAGGTGTAGGTATGAAGCGGCTTCCACACGTCGGGCTGAGCTACCTTGATCAGCGTGTACCGGCCCTTGCGGTGGGTAGCTCCTACTGGCCTTGGATCTTGGCCAATCTGACCCCCTTTGGCCTCCAGCCTGGCAAGCAGGATTCGGCGATGCGTTTCCGACCTGTGGGCATCGGTCTTAACCAGTCCAAACTGGGCTGCCCTCAACGTGATGGCTGTCTTCGTCCGCCCTGGCAAAAGCAGGCAAAGCTCCTTGTTGGTTTTGTTGGGGTAGAGCTGGCGAAGGAGTGCATCCTCCGCCTCGGTCCAGCGCTTGACCGGCCCGCGCTTAGTCACGCTCTGCTCCGAAAGTGGTCGGCCAGAACCCGGCGACCATCCAGGCCGCAGGCGGCGGACAGATCCAAGACCTGCCCGAAGGTGGTTTCGCGTTGCTGCAGGGCATCCCACAGCAGCAGGAGCAGGCCGGCCTGGGTCATGACTGCTGCTCCTGCTCCGCTGTTTGCAAAGCGGCCTGGCGACGGAGGGCTGAGTCAATCTCGCTATCCATTTGCGTGAAGTCGAGGCTGTCTTGTCCGCTCAAGCCGAGGAGAGTGCCGTATGCATCCTGGAGGCGGCCATGCTGGCGCAACCACTGGTACCGGCGCGCATCGGCAACCAGTTTGACGTGCTCGTCGATGCTGAACGCTGGGGGCTCCTGGACGTTACCTTCGGCGACTCGGCGCTGGTGGATTTCTTCGCGGTCGATGATCACGCCTTGCGGCGCCACAATGCCCAGGCGAACCTGGTTACCTTGCAGGCCGGCAATGGTGACGCGGATGTTTCCACCGATGATGATGGCTTTTCCGACGTTACGAGTAAGTATGAGCATGTGAATCTCCTTATTTCAGGCAAGCCGAGGGCCTGCCGCGATTGATGGCTTTCGCAAAAACTGGTTTTGTCAGATCAGGCTGTAGGCTTCATGCCACCGCCAGGGCGCATTCGACGCGCCGGGTTGCAACGCGGGTTTCCACCCGACGCTCGCCACCGTTACCGCTGCGGCGGACGCGAAGCATCTGGTCGTCGCCGATCATTCCGTGGATGGCCATCAGCAGGGCCAGGGCAGTAGCGGCTGGGCTGATGATCCCGCGCCTGAACGCTTCAGCCAGTAATGCAGTACGCTTGGTCATGCCCCACTTGGTTCCGAGTGCCAACATCCGTTTCTTGACGCCGTCCTCGCTGATCCCAAGCGCCCGAGCAACCTCTTTACCCGAAGCACCACCTGCGATCGCCAGCAGACACTCAAGCTCTCGCGGTGCAGCGCCCTGCCCCAGAAGGCCTTGCCAATTGCCGAGAGTGATGGTTGCTGTCGTGGTCATGGTGGACGCTCCTTGCGGTGAGTAATGGAATTAATATGTACCAAAGGTTCATTTATTGCAAGAACCAAAAGTACATATTTTTTAGGCGCGCACAAAAAAGCCCGCGCTTTGCGGGCTTGGTTGCGGCTATACAGCTACTCTAGAGCACTGATCTAGGCCACTTGGCATCAACGACTCGGCCTACGAGCGCCCACTCACCATCCATTTCGACGGTTGGGAACGATGGATTTAGGGGCTTAAGGAAGGCCCGACCGGAATCCCAAATGAACTGCTTGAAGGTGGCCTCATTGGTGTCGACCATCTTAGCCACTACAAATTGATTGCTCTCAACGTCGAACCCTGGAGCCACCAGGATCACCATACCCTCGGGGAATGACATGCCGTTTGGCGAGGTCATTGAGGGGCCTTTTACTTTGAGCCAAAACCCATTTGGTCCGGCCCAAGCGTCCGATGGATGAACCTCGCACGAAGCGACGTTCGAGATCTCTACAGCTTCCATTGGCATCCCAGCCTGAACCCAGCTTATTTCCGGATATTCGTAATATCTGACAGGACCCGGAGTGGGCTCGACGTTAGCGTCAAAGCCTGACGTTTCGTCAGTCATCCCGCCCTTGCCGTATTCCAGCCATTCCACCCGAACCTTAAGCGCGGTAGCTAATGCAAGCATTTTCGCGCCGCCTGGCATTGACTCCCCGTTCAGCCACTTGCTAGCTGCCTTTGGGGTGACGCCAATCATTTTGGAGATGCGAGCCCCTGAGCCCCAGGACGGAATGTCTCGGGCGGTCAGTGCTTGCTTGAGTCTGGCAGCGAATGCGCTGCGCAATTCTTCTATATGAACCATCTGTTCAATATTGCATGGGGTTGCATGTACTTTCAGTTCCGACATAGTATGTACTCAAGGTTCATATTTTCGCCGGAGACCACATGCAGTCCCTAAAAAAGGCCATTGATGCGGCAGGCGGTGTCGTAGCGGTAGCGCAAGCTTGCGAGAAGTCCCCGCGCGCCGTGTACAAGAGGCTTACTGCAGGGCGACTGCCGCGGACCGAATACACCGGAGAGACCATTTACGCTCAGCGGATCTGCGATCTGGCGGCGGCGAATGGCACCCACATTGAAATTGTCGCTTTGTTGGCAAGCGCGCTCCCTACCTTGACGCAAACGATACCCCTAACTACCACTCCGCACAGCTCCACTGTGGTGGCTGTGAATTCATCCAGTACCTCGCAGGCCTCTCCATGACGGCCTCGGCATCCCTGTTTTTGCTGTCTGGCTAACTTTTCTCCGGGCAACAAAAAACCCGCCGTAGGAAGCGGGTTTCTCACGCCACTCTGTAGGAGGAGTGGTTACTTCGTAACGTCTTTGAATAGGAG